GAAATACGACCACACACAACACCGTAATCCGAACACATTGATGAATAAACATCCTTTTGTGTGAATCTTAATGATAGAACTTCCAAAAAATCAAAATCTTGTTTTAATTCAAGATTGACTATTTGGTCCTTCCCAATGTTTGTGGATATTCTATGCTTCTGTATCATTCTTTTAATAAATAGAAAAAAGGAGATTTTCTACTATTATAAACAAAAAACATTTTAATATGTAGTCGTTCCTAATGTTTTGGTTCTAACTCTAATATCAGTATTAGGGAACCTTATTTGGAATATTTGATTGGACTTCATAAAAATGGTCATATCTGACTGTAAAATTTCTTTAGTTAATGTGTCTTTATACGCCATTGCGGTTTCCGATGATGAATATAACCCACCAATCTTATTATAAACTCTAATATCAATTACATTCACCACACCAGGTATTTGACCAATATGTCTAATTAAATCTCCAATGAATAACGGGTCTCCCATTTTTCTTTTAGAAATGTCAAAGAAATCTATACTATCATTAATTGCTGTTTTAATGACATCTGTTGGGTTTTCATTTTTATCGATGACAATATCCATTTCCAATGATAAGTCAATAACTTCCCCACTTGCAATGTCAATGTAGTCATTTATCATTCTATATTCAGAAAGATATTCTATAATATTACTTTTTAATGTGTTTGAAACTGTGTCAGATAAATTACCACTATCATCATAAGATAAAATTTTAATTTTTACCTTATTATCTTCTTCAATGACATTCACTTTTGCTGGTGCTCCGAATGTTGCTGGCATCAACTCAATTATTGATTTATAATCATTTAAAGTAACCGCTCTATTTTGTGCCGCAAAGTTAAAAGAAATCATGTTTCTTAATTCTTCAATTGTTGGTTGGTCTGCCCCACCAACGGCAGGTGTTATATTTGTAACCCTCATAGATTGAGTCACTTGTGTGTTAATTGTAGATTGTGGACCATTAACGTCCAATTCCATATTATCAATACTCGTGATAACATTTACACCTAAATTGGAATCTTTTCCTCCACCAACTCTGTATTTTATGAATAAAGTTGTACTTGATTTTGGTATTGCTCCCAATGACATATTATTAAGATAGGTTGAAAGGTTAACTTTCATCGTACCGTTCATATGACTATCTAAATTGTCTAATGGGTCAACATTACCCGAACCAAATGTAACTGAAAAATATCCTTCTGGTGTATATTCAGTTACGAATTTATTTGTAACGGTTTTATTGGTTCCCGCCTTAAAATTATTTTTATCTGATACTGCGGTTGGGTCTGATACGAAAACTTTATCCTGTACTAAACTTTTAACTTCATACCATTTATTTGTTAAATCACTAAATTCATTTGAAGTTGGGTTAGCTCCAAAGTTAGTACCATCTTTATGTATGATACTACTAACACCTAACACATCTTGTTCGGGTAAATATAATTTTAAAAATGGTTTTTGATCTAATGATGTAATTACTCTTCTATAGATTCTTGTAACTCCATTAACTACCGCCTCTCTTTTTGTAATTGTATAAGAAACTAATTGATTATTAGCATTAAAATTTGGTATTTTCAATCTATTTGGTTCACCCTTACTATTAAATGGGTCTGAAAAATCTACATCCTCTACCGTTTCAAAAATTTGTCCACCTCCCGATACTTGTGTTCCTGATCTCATAATTCCCAAATATCTTTCATCTTCCTTATCACCTCTAACCGGAACATTCATTGAAAAGTCACATAATGCAACTGAAGGTCTTTTACAAGGTATTTTCATACCATAAGTTTTCGCAATATGAAATAACGATTGTCTTTGTTGTGCAAAATCTAACATTGTTTCTTGCCAAACTCTATCTATATGAAAGTGTAGGTTATCCGCAACCGCAGCATTTAAATCTAATAATACTGAAAATATTGATGCGTCGTTGGTATTCTTAACCAAGTCAGGATAATATTGTGTTGTTAGATTTACTAACTCTTCCCTTAAACCCGCAAAATCTCTTGTTGCGTATGATATTTTTTTACTCATCTTAAATGTTTAGTATTATAAAATCCGAAGACGTGAATGCCCCGTTATTTACTGTATATTCAATTTTAACTACAGCCGTATGTGGTTTTTCAGAATCACTTGAAACCCTAAAAAGTCTATTATCTTCATTTTCTTGTAGTGAACTAATTTGGTCAGGGTCATCTTCTGCGGACACTACCACTATTGAAGTTAAATCCAAATTAGGAATGTACTTTTTCACAGAATCACGAATTTCACTTTCAATCAATCCAAATGTGACAGCATCGTTTTGGTCAAAGATGTATTGATACAATCTAGTACCAAAATCAGGTAAATAATATCTACTACCCTTCTTTGTCAATAGGAGGTGTATTAAATCCGCTCTAATCTCTCTTTCGGGAGTTCCAGTCATCTTTAAAAACTTTCCCTCTAAACTATCCCTAAATGGGAAATCTATTCCATAGGTTGCTGCCATATTCAATAAATATAAACAATACGAAAATGGTTATGTATCTTCTTTTATTTTTGTATTTCCCTTTTGATGTGAGGGTAAGTAAGGACATCCTGAACATTTGTTACCACAACAGTACCCTCTCTTCAATAAAAAAAGAGAAGTCAGAACCATAAGCCCTGACTTCTCATCTATGTAATAATCAACCCCTTCTATCATTAGATACTTGTAATTTCACAACTTCCACCAGAACATGCTTGAGCAGCAAAGTCACTAATATCTTTATATTGAGGTCTGTCTAAAATTTCACCGAAATTAACTTCTTTGAATTGACGAGTAATAGTTTCCCATTTGTAGAATAAGTGAACGTCTTTTAAACAATAAACCATTTTCTTCATATCACCTTTAAAGTAGTTCTTGGCAAATTTCTTCGCTCTTGACAACCAATATTCTTTTAATAAAACTTGTTCTCTTGTTCCTGTTAAAGTTATACTTCTATCTAATAGAGTATCACAAGCTAACCATAAGTTTTGATTAAAGTAATGTAAACCATCAATAATTAAACCTGATGCCAAAATTGAACCTTTACCATATTGTTCAATAATATCTTCCAAATTTAACACTGAAGTGAATGGTGCTTGGTTAAAATCTTTATCTCCATAATCTGACATAAAACTTACCGCAGTAAAGAAATCTCTTTCTTCCCAAATGTAATCAACGATAGCATCTTTGTCATCAATAATAACAGTACAAGATGTATTATGATTAACTCCCTTATAAGCACACAATTCGTGATTAGTTCCGGCATTTACCCAATGTTGTTGAACTAACTTAATTAATTCAAGATGTTTAATTCCTTTCATATCTTTTTTGAATAAACCAACTTTTGGATTTTCAACAGGGACAAAAACAACGTAATCACTTTTAGTTGATGACCATACACTCTCTTCCAATAAGAATCCCATATTATCAACTAACCATTTTGCTGTGTTACTTTCTTTATTCAATTGCATAATACGGAAATACTTTTCAGAGTGTTCAGGGTGAATACCTGACGCAGTTCCTAATACAACTGACGCGTTACCTGAAGGTTTAACACAAGTAGTTCTTGCAGCTTGGTTAATACCAATAACCGCAGCAACTTCTTTATTTGTATCTTTTACCATTTGAGCACCTTCTTCTAATAATTCTGCGTTGAATAATTTTGGATTGTTCATCCAACCTGTAATACTAACACCTAATAAAGCTTCTCTTTCAAAAATCTTTCTACTTGTTTCACCTAAGTAAGGAAAACTTGTATAACCCGCTTGTAGTGTACCTAAGATAGATGCGTCTTTACATGCCTTTAAAAATTTATCTTTTGTTGTCGCCTTCTCCGCATTAATTTCAGTTAAGTTACAACCTTGGATACCAAATTTTTCTTTATTGTTTTTAACATATTCTTCAACATCGTCATATTTTATTTTAGAAAAATCTACAGTATCTAATACAGGGATTTTTAAAATTTCAAAACATGGGTTGAACATATCAAACCAACTATTTGCAAATACAAATCCAATGTCATTTGCACCATCATTAAGTTGTACCAAATAATTGAATTGTTCTTTTTGTACTTCACTTCTTAATAATAAAACAGAGTTATTACTACGACCTCTTTGTGGATTTTCATTTCTCCAATTCCCTGTTTTAGCGTGAATCATTTCAGTATCATTAGGGTCAACAATCATATTCAATGCTGAACGTCTAACACCTCCTGATAATACCGCATCTGCCGAATGACAAATAATATCAAACGCCAAAATTGGTCTGATTTTATTTCCTTCATTAGTTAACCACTTTTCAATTAACGATTCTATCTTTTCCAAAGATTGTTTTAACCCTTCAGGACCAGGAGCTTTAAATCCACCACTAATAAATGCACCTTTTTCTCTAATTTGTGAATAATCAAATTTAACTTCATATCCAGCATATTCAGGGAAAGGTTGTTCATCAACAAAATATGATGACATAATAACTCCTAATGAGTTTGCCCATCCTTCAATACTATCTTCAATTACATATGTTTTAGTACCTAAAGTTCTTTTTTGGATTTTACTTAAGTTATTAACAAATGGAATTGATAACCCTCCACCAAAACCACAACCAGATAATGCTAAATAGAAAATCTCTTGGAATACTCTATTACGAGCAATGTGTCCTGATGTACAGTTAAACATTCTCGTGTTGTGTTTCATTATTTGTTCATGTCTGTATTGTAAGTTTCTTTGTGATGC